ACAAGATCCTAAGCGTTGCAGTTAAGGGTTCAGTACCAGCCAGCGACATGCCAGCCATGTTGCTGATCTTGTCAGACATGCAGTTTAACCAATGTGCTCGTTACGACGACACAGCAATGCAAATGATTGAACGTAAGTTCGCAGATGCAGGTTACACTGTGCCACAGATTGTTTTCTGGAACCTGAACAGTTCGGACAACGTACCTGTTGCGTCAGACAAGAGTGGTGCCGCATTGGTAAGTGGATTTAGTCCATCGATCATGACTAGCTTGCTAGCCGCTGATTTGGATCAGTTTACTCCAGAAGGCATCATGCTTAAGACAGTAATGAGTGATCGTTACAGTCTGTAAAAACAATGTTTTTGGATAGCACCTTCGGGTGCTATTTTTTTGATGCTATTGTTATCATAAGACGGCAAGTACCCAGTCGGCAACTTTCTTATTCCATTCTGGCCCAGGGTTTACTCCGTCTCTACCTTTATCACCACTTTCTATCCCATCCGGATAAATGCTTATTGGAATACTAATAAGTCTAACGGCATTTGCTTTACATATTTGGTCTACAAAATGAGCATTCAGTTCTGCGTTATGAGAATTAGAAGTGTCATCTAACAATTTCCAAAATTCTGGAAACGGCGGCGTGCCGCCTGTATTTACTGACTGTTTATAATTGTCTAGAAATACTTCTCGCCTTGAAACATATGACCATCCAACTAACACAATAACAGTTTTTGCTTTTTCCTTAAAATACGGAACAGTACAGCTTACCATTCTTGCTATAGTGTCAGATGAGGCTCCAGGAATTCCAAAATTTAATACTGTGATTCCAGTATGTTGTTCTATTAATTTTGAATAAGTTTGTTCTAGACGGATCGCAATGCCCGTTGTCGAACTCATACCAAATGATAATATTACAGTGTCATATTGATCTTTATATTCAGTATCTCTATAACCAAAAGAATTAAACTGATAACTTATTTTGGGATCATGATACTTCTCGTGTTTAGCAGAATCTGTAGATCGAATAAAAACATCTCCAAGAAACAATAATGTTGTAGATTTGGCGTGTTTTTCAAGTGCAGGAAGAGCACGCCAACTTGGAGGAATATGTGGGTGAAAGTAAGTCATAATCAACTATTTATTAATTACCGATTAATCAAAATTATTGTTGTAAAAATACAACATATTTGTCTATTGACATTGTAGCCAAATGGTGCTATAATTAACATATGAAACAAAACGTACAAGCTATTCGAGAAGTTTTTGAGCAACTGGGTTTTGATTGGGTTGAACCATATCAAACTACAGAAGGCGCAATTAACAGACAGGAAGTAGGCAACCATCGTGGATTGTATTACATCTATCCTGAAGTAAATTTTTACTTTGGTAAGGCGGCCACTAATACAGTTATTAATCGTCACCAAACACATCGTCCAAAATTGGATGTGGACTTGGCCTGCTTGTACAGTACACCAGTTGAAAAAGTGGAACCAAAATGGCAGTTCCCAGAAGGATGGAAAGAAGGTGTATGCAAATACATTATTGAAGGTGTGGATAGTATTCCTAGCCACTATGTTAAAATTGGAAAGAAGAAGGTAGCACCTGGTGTGCTGGACTTTCCAGTACAACATAAAGTTAACGTTGATACGTTGACTGTTCTAGTTTGGAATTTGGATCACATGTCCGCTGAACAAATTAGTTTGATTGAAGAGGCTATAATTCCGGTGATTTGGCCTTATTGTAATAATGAGACGTATAGAAAAAGAAAACGAGAAAAGAATGTATAAAGTGATATGTAATAATGCTGAGTTAGATAGATTCATAACTTTGAACGAAGCAATGTCCTTTGCTAAGTTAGTAGGAACATTTGTAGTAATCAAAGGCCCTAATTTTGAAGTAGTAGGTAGATTTGGTGTTGACAGCGTTGTAGAAGGCAAGTGCCCAGACGGTGTTGCATACGATTGGAATAAAGCGAGCCGTATTGGCCGCGTTAAAAAGGAGCGTGTATAATGCCATGGATTGAAAATGTCGCGGCCGCTGATATTCCTACAGGATTCCATCACGCGGCTGGAGAAAATAGTATGCTGATCAGCATTGTTGATCCAGCTAGTTGGCGCCCCGAAGCCAAACATGAATTCAAAGAGCGTCACAACTTTGAGTTTCTGGACATTGAAGAAAAAGACTTTGCCCTTGACGAAGCCATGCGTTGTAGTCATGAGCAAGCCGCTGAACTTGTTCGTTTATTGCAACACGCCTTGGACAATCGTATGAATGTGGTTGTGCATTGCTATGCAGGCATTTGCAGATCGGGTGCGGTTTGTGAGGTTGGAGTTATGATGGGCTTTCAGGATACTGAAAGATTTAGGAGTCCTAACTTATTGGTCAAGCATCGAATGATGAAGGCTTTAGGTTGGACATATGATGAAAATGAAAAGCCAAACATTGATGACTGGCGTACATTTAGGAGTGTAGATTGAAAATTCAATTTGATAAAGATACAATGCCCGACGAACTTTATAATGCGCTACTACAGCACTTTGTAAATGAAGCAGTAGGATTGGGCGTTGAAGTAAACAAGTTTACTCAGTTTGACAACTGGATAGTTGAATGTACTGTAGACGCTAGAGAAGCAGTACACTAAACTGTTGTAAAAATACAACATTGACCCTGTCAGTCTCTGGTTGACAGGGTGTTCGTTTGGCAGTATAATATTAACATACAGACACAAAAGGAGCGCAGAATGGGATTTCGTATTTTAGGCATGTCAGCAGACTTAATGCAAGGTTATGAATCTCGCAAAGGTTTGGAAGGCCCATTCAACTTCAACGGTGTTATCCTGTACTATGATCCTAAAGAAGGCAAGTACTGGAATCCAAAAACAGATTTTTATATACCCCACGACGAATATTTTCGTCTGGTTGGATTAATTTAAAGAAAGGAGGGTAAGATGCCTAGTGTATTTTTAGTTAGCGATACGCACTTTGGTCATACAGGTGTTTGCCGCTTCACTCGTAACGATGGTATTACAAAATTACGGCCATGGGATAGTCCTGAAGAAATGGACGAAGCTATGGTTAAAGCATGGAACGAACGTGTTAAACCCACTGACAAGGTCTATCATTTAGGCGATGTTGTTATTAACCGTAAGGCATTAAAGACATTAGCTCGCTTAAACGGCGACAAGGTTTTAATCCGCGGAAACCACGACATCTTCCGTGATGACGAGTATAGGACTTACTTCCGTGAGTTACGTGCCTACCATGTTATGAACGGAATGATCTTAAGCCACATCCCGTTACACAGTGACAGTTTAGGTCGTTTTGGTGTTAACATTCACGGACATACTCATGCAAATCGTGTGAAAAAGGCTCGTGGTGTTGATGCCAGGACTGGTGAAGTTTTATACAGCGATGAAAACGATGTTCGTTACCATTGTGTTTGTGTGGAACAAACTCCAGACTTTGCGCCTATCTTATTCGAAGACGTTGTTGCACGGATCGAAGCAGAGGGTGGAAGTATTGGATTTAAGTCTGGCAACGGCCCAACAATGTAAGGAGTGTTATGTTAACGTGTTATCAACTTGTCGGAGTGTCAGGCTCGGGTAAAAGTACTTGGATAGATACTCAAGACTGGGCTATTACTTGTGCTAAAGTAAGCACGGACAAGTGGGTAGAAATTTATGCTAAGGAAGTGGGTCGTACCTATTCCGAAGTATTTGCAGATTTCATGCCTACTGCTGTGGATCTTATGGCTAAGGAAGTTGTCATGTCTCGGGAGATGAAGCGTGACATTGTTTGGGATCAAACTAGCACTACTGTTAAAAGTCGTGCTCGTAAGTTTAATATGCTTCCAGACTATAAACATATTGCTGTGGTGTTTAGAACTCCGGAACATACTGAACTCATGCGTCGATTGCAGAGCCGTCCAGGCAAAGATATACCTGATCATGTTATTGCTAGTATGATTGCTGGGTGGGAAGAACCCACCGAAGAAGAAGGTTTTAAAGAAATTTGGTACGTTTAAATGCGTACATAATAGGGCTCTAAGAGCCCTATTTTTTTGACTTGTGCTTCTCTGTATTCGTGTATAAATACACTATAGAATATTGGAGATAGCACGATGTCGCTAAGAATTAGAAGAGGATTAAATAGTCAACGAAGCTCTGTCCTTTTAGACACGGGCGAAATTGCATGGGCAACCGATACAAAAAAGCTGTATGTTGGAGACGGTAGTACCAGTGGCGGCGTTCATGTACTTGCAACTAGTGTGGACGAAACATCCGGACTTGCTTGGGACAGTACTACACAAAAAATTAAATATACCGGTGCTTTAGGTACTGCGTTATCTAACATAGTTGAAGATCTTAGCCCAGAGCTGGGTGGTAATTTAAATTTAAATAATAGAACAATTAACGGTACTGGCACTATTAATTTCACCGGCGGAATTACAGCATCAACACTAAGCCTTGCTACTGGTTTAAGTGCTAGTTTGTCGTTGAACAATCAAAATATTACTGGAACTGGTAATATTGGTATCACTGGTAATCTATCTGCTACTGGTACAATATCTACTACAACTGGTTTAGGTGCAAATTTAGCATTAAACAATTATAATATTAATGGTTTTGGTAATATTAATATTGTCGGATTCTTGGCTGCAACTGGGCCAGTTACTGTAGGAAACACAATTACTGACGGTACGTTGAATATTTATAATCAACAAAGTTCGTATTGCGTATTCAATTCACTTGCTGGCGCTAATACAGCATTTATGGAGATGCAAGTTTCCAACGGGACATTTGCTACTCCTACTCCGGTAACACAAAACGACTTGATGGGCGGGATAATTTTTCGAGGCTACGTTACAGGCGGAACGTTTGAACGAGCTGTTGTTATAGGATCCCAAGCAGATGGAAACGTGGTAAACGGCCAGGTTCCTGGTAAGTTCTTGGTAGTAACTACTAATGCGGCTGGTGCTGGCTTCAATACATTATCTTTTGATAAGAACGGAGTGTTGTCCACTCCAATACTGCAAGTTGCAAATGTTTCTGGAACATTACCTACATCTCCAGCAATAGGTATGATTGTACTAGATGGCACAATATTTAAAGGATACACGAGTGCAGGCTGGGTAGATTTAAATGTTTAATTCCATCTTGGATACTGGTTCAACTGAGTAAGGAAGGTATTAACTTTTAACTTCCAAAAAGTTTGTAAATGTCCTCGATATTCTAACTCACAGGTACGCTCAAGTGTACCTGTTTTCACGAGAGTAGGACAGTAAATATTATGCACTGGCCGTTGTTTCCCCACTTCGCTAGGATGACTAGATATGTACATATTGCTATCGGCACCACACCACTCTATACACATAGGTATAAAGAATTGAGCCGTTAAGTTTTGATGCTCTTTAATTTGTCGATTGGCTGTTCCTAATGCGTGTATCGGACGAGCATCGGCAAATATACAAGTACGGGCACATATTCGATAAGAATTAAGACCTAATTCAGGTAGTGAATGTGCAGCAACACTACCTACCGCTCGATCATCTCGATACAATATCCATACACAACTACGTTCTTCTTTGGCAAAACAATCTACCATAACCTGTTGGCTTGAATTATTTGTAAAGCCGCATCGTTCTGCTTCTGCGTAGAATGCAGATAAATCTAAATCCGAACTCCATGGTATTAATTTATACATTTTCCAAATACCTTAATAAAGGTGCAACACCTAAAATCTTTCCGTCTTTAGTAGCCATATGTATTGTATCGCTAGGTGTCAATCCAAAATCATTACATATCTTAAAATATTTGTCACCGTGAATTTTCCATAAATGATCAGTTTCTAATTGTTGTAAGAAATAATTTCCTATTACAACTGAGTAAGTGTTTATTTGTGCAAAGTCGTTTAGTACTGTAATAGAATCTTCCTGTATATCTTTAGTCCATCGTAATCCTATTCTGTTCCATGCACTTAGCCCGTAACCCTTGCTCATACTTACAGAGAAGCTTTTAATAGCAGGATGTGACAAATCTATATTGATATTCCTAGCTGCGGTTATCCATGCACCATCGATGTGTACAGGACTATTAATTTCTAAACACTTATCTAAAATGAGTTGCATCTCAGGATGTGTTTTACCTAATGCGCAGAACGGAAGAGAAATGATTAAATGCTTATTAGCTTCTAAAGTATCTAAGGTTTTAGGAACTAATGTTGGGTTGAGTCTCTTGTGATAGTTGTATTCATATTCTAATATCTGTACATCATGTTTGATATGTAAGTTATCTATATACTGAGCACATCCTAGACATATATCTGTCCTAGCAAAAGAATCAAATCCTGTGATATTATTAAGTATTGAATTTTCTAAATGGGATTGAAATCTTCTTTTAAAATTTGCAAATATTGGCCTTAGCAAGGTATTATCAACACCTGTAGCATGGTAAGACTCATCAAAGAATGTCCAATCATCGTAAGGTACTGATTTATTGACAACTTGCAGCATCAACTTTTCTTGCTCATTGTCAATAAACGGCCTACATTTTTCTATCTCAAGATACTCTACAGAATATGATACCGGACGAACAAATATATTATGCATAGATTTTGTTTTTAAAATCTGCTACAAACTTACCTTCAATTTTAATAGTCAACGATGCTCTATCATATGCTTCGGTATTACCATGCCAATTATAATGATTAAATGTAGCACTGTATCCTTTTACAGGATGCACTTGCAAAATATGTCCAGCTGAATCTAAATCGTACAAATTAAATTCTCTTTCTAAATCAAATCTAAACCAAATCAAGTCCTGTACAGTATCAGGCACATCCGGCTTATCTCCAGTTTCTATAGGAAAGTAATTGTAATCTCTGTGATACTTTAAAGGACAATAGTGGTCGTTATAAAAAAATGACACCATATCAATAGAGTCAAACGGCAGGCTTTTAACCCAATCTTTAATAGTAGGAGTGACCCAATCTTGTAAGTCTTGTTGATATTCAGATAAATGCAGTATCTTATACGGATTAAAAGATCCATATTTTAATTGTAAATATTTGGCAAGTCCTTGCCGGTCATTCTCAAACTTGCCAATCTTAGGATCATTAGATTTATGAAACGTGTGATACAATAATGGATTGTCGTTCAAATACGGCCAGGGCGAATTAATAGGAATTCCGCCTGAATTCCAAACATCTTTAGTACGTTTAAGATTACTGGCGAATAAAAAATAAAAGTCGTCCTGCAGGCCTAGAAACTTATCAATATCTAAGTACGTATCTAAGGTATGTGAAGCGTGTCCGTTGCTAAGTAATATCATACGATATTTATAGCACTGGTAAACATGAAGAAAATTATACAACCAACTACATGGTTTGCAAGCGGAATTCCAAATGCTAATCTTGTAGCACCTTGGCAACCACCAAACTTAAATACAAATATAATGTATCCAGACGAAACTGGCACTATACAATACGTGTTGAATTCAAAAGGTTACAGAGATGTCGAATGGCTTAGTATGGACGGCATGTGGTGTGTAGGACATAGTGATGTCTTCGGCATAGGTGTTAGTGTTGAACAAACTTGGCCTAGATTAATAGGCGGCATGAATTTGGGAATTGCTGGGGCAAGTTGGGACACTATTTCTCGTACCATCTGCGCAGGATTATCAGTACATACTCCGTCATGCATTATTATCCAGTCAACAACTAAAGAACGCAAAGAGTTTATTTCAAACAGTAAATGCCAAGTTGTTCTTCCTAATATGCCTACTGAGTTATTGCCACATAAGGAAATTTGGAAATACAGCGACGACACAAGTGAACAATACTCTTATGAGAAAAACTTAGCTTTGATTATATCAGTTTGCCGTGCAAATAATATTAAACTCATTATGTTTGAATTAGAAGATAGATGGGAAAGTATTCGACAAGACCCTGCGGTAGATAATCAACATATTGGCCCAGCCACTCATTTTAAGATAGCTCAGTACCTTAAACAACAATTACTTGATAATGAGAAATAGACTTGTAACATTTGGATGCTCTTATACGTTTGGCCAAGGATTACCAGATTGCCAGTCAACCAATGTGTTAATATTCACCTTTGATAGTTCTAAACCAAGCAAACTAGGATGGCCGCAACAAGTAGCAGACAATTTAGGATTAGAACTAGTTAACAAGTCACAGCCCGGTGTAAGTAACTTAGAAATTTTATATTCTATATTAGAATTTAAATTTGAAGAAACCGATACAGTTGTTATTATGTGGTCTCATTCTTTAAGAGATATGTTTATCAAAACAACATTTAATATGTTTCCTTCTCGTAAAATGTTAGGAGTTTGGAAAACATCAAGTACTGCTTTGAAATGGACTGCACAATTAAGCGAGCACGATTATGCCATGCGAACTTGGATATACATGCATCATGCCGGCCTATACCTTGACCAGAACAAAATAAAATTTATCCACTATCCGGCCACGATGCAAGAGTTGAATAAATTTAGGATGCCTAATTTAGCAATTAATAATCTATATACATCTGGCATTATACATTTAGATCAGTGTATAGGAGACACACATCCTGGCCCAAAATCAAACGAGGCTACTGCAAATATTATTACCGGAATACTACAGCAGGTGGGCTAGTTCGGGAAAAACACTGGTGAATTCTATATTGCGTAATGGTTGTAACTTTTCAATATATTCTTTGAACGCCGGTAACAAATCCGTGTGGTCTTCTGCATCCATAAAGTCTAACACTGCTTGCCAACGTTTCCATCCATACGGATTATTTTTCCAAAAGTCGGCATCTTGCCTGTAGTTATCATACAGCCATATTTTTAGTTCGGCAAACGTCTTTCTTACTTCTAGTTTGTCTGTAGCTGGTAAACATCTAATGCTTAAAAATGTAGGTATATATAACAAGTGCATATTAAAAATACCACCACCTGCTTGTATATCACCAGTAACATTACCAAAGTTAATCTTTTTAAAATTTTGTTGGACTTTCCATTTAGCAAAATCTGCTAAATGTTTGATATTTAAAATTTGTATGGCAGTGGCAATACTAGTTTGGATATTATCAGGTGTATTATCTAGTCTGTGTAAATTTTTTACTACAGTGGCCCACTCACTAGGATAGCGTATGTAGTAATTTTTATCTCCAATAGCATCAATACTAAATCCCACTTTAACTTTTTTAAACTTACTCCATAATTCAATAATGTTATCGTCTATTAAGAGTCCGTTAGTGTTGTAACGTATAAGAATTTTGTCTGCGTACCCTTGACGAATGATTTCTTCAAGGAACATTTTATGCTCTTTAATCATGAGCGGCTCGCCACCAGCAAAGTATACTTGTTTTAAATTAGGAATTTGTGCATACATTTCTTTCCAAAAGTCTGGATTTTCGTGCCACTTATTATTGAATTCTTTACGGTCCCATTGCATCTGAGATTTTAGTTCAGGTGCTTTAAATAGAGGATAAATCTTTTTATGATCTGCTACCCACTTACTGCTGTCGTGTGGGCTGCACATAACGCACTTTAAGTTACAAGTATGTCCAAGTCGAAGATCAAGATAGACTAACTGTTCAGGAATAGTTCCATCTTCTTGCGTTTGACGGATTAGTTCTTCTAAATCAATTCCTTCTTCGTGCCATGTTGCAGTTTCCCATATACGTTTACTAGCAACACCTTTGCTTTCTTCATCGTAACATTTTTTACAACTTGCTGGAATTTTTCCTTCTAACATAGTTGTTCTAACATCGCGCATATATTCATTATTCCATGCACTCATTGGAGTTTCACGGCCAAAATTAGCAGGCTCGCCTTTTTCATTTTTAACTAATCCTACAGTGTGGTTTTCACCAGCACCACTAGCATTAGCACTACAGCATAATCTCATATCGCCGTTAGGCCTAGTAGCAAAGTGTATCCATGGCAACACGCAGAATGTACTGCTCTTAGTTAAAGTTTCTATTTTTTTCTGCCAAAATCCAATTTTGGTATCTTCAGGTTGAATCCAAAATGTTTTAAACATATGTTACCTTAAATTCAGATGTGATGAGTTGTTTAAATTCTTCAAGTAATTCGCATTCTAATTTAAATGATAAACTAAATGTACTATGTAAAAAATCTGCTAGTTTGTATCGCTGATTTGCACGATTTAAAAAAGGACTAAAGATTTTATCAAACTTGTATCTAAAGTCGTGTTGTTCATACGCAGGCTCCATAGCAATGCTAACTAAATCAATTGGTTGCCGACTATTACGTAATGGCTCGCGTACCACTAATTGTAGTCGTGGAATAGATCCGTAGTTAGTAGCCGCATGTATACGACTAGCATCCATATAAGCCCACCGATTGTCCCCGACACATTCGTGCATAACTTTGTTATCCAAATCAACCAAGTATGCTTGCTCGCCAGTCAAGTTCAAGTGCCAGCGGTTGTCTATGTCAGCATGAGCCATATAACTTTCACCTGGCGCTAGTTTAATAATACGTGCTTGCCCAATGGACATAGGCAGTGTGTCTAATACTTGTTGCCAAATTGTATCTTTATACGAGTCTTTAATCTTCCACATATCGTAGAAGAAGTCACCTGTCGGCTCGTTAAGTACAGTACCTTCGCCCGTAACTGGATGCTCTTTAAGTGCTTGTTCAATCAGTCCTTCCGGACACACCCATATTTGTTTGGTAATCATGAAATATTTATATGTTGTTATCACTTGCTTAAATATATCATGGAACTGTATTTAAAACATAATTGGAAGAGAATTGGCATAAGCATAAGCGGCGGCGCCGATAGTGCATTACTAGCATACTTAATATGTTCAAATACAGACGCAGATATACATTTTACAAATCAAATTAGGCTTTGGAAAACACGCCCGTGGCAAGAACATGTAGCTGACACAATTATTGCTTGGTTTAAGGATCACTTTAAAAATAACTTTTATCTACATAGAAATTTAATTCCGCCAGAATTAGAATGGGCCGACAAAGGGCCAACTATCGTAGATGAGTACGGAAAATTAAAAAGCGGCAATCAAATTATACTAAGATCACACAATGAGTATATTGCTCACAAGTACAAACTAGATGCATTGTACGGAGGCATTAACAAGAACCCAGATATTGAGATAGAAGGATCATTAGCTGATCGAGATACTGGACACATACCCCCTCATTTTATACACAACGGTGTTGATATTTGTCATCCATTCGTGTATACTAAGAAAGATTGGATTATTAAACAATATTTTGAAAATGGTATAGAAGAATTGTTAAATTTAACTCGTAGTTGTGAAGGCGAATTTAAAGATATAGATTATACTACATACACCACGGGGCAATACGTTCCTGTGTGTGAACAATGTTTCTGGTGCAAGGAAAGAGAGTGGGCAATTGAACAAACAAAGTAAAACATTTTGTATGCATCCTTTTACAGGATTGGCTACACGCGAAGATGGTGCAATTAAAGTTTGCTGCCGAAGCCTGCCTATTGGTTGGATTCAGGAAGAGAGTTTAGAGAATGTTTGGAATGGTGACAATATGCGAGAAGTACGGACGCAAGTTTTAAACGACCAAAGACCGCTTGTTTGTATGCCATGTTTTGATTTAGAAGATCAAGGCGTAGAAAGTTTGCGTCAAAGACATATCAAAAATTCTATCCCAGAAAGCCGTATCAATCTTTACCCTAATGCACTTGATACATTAACTGACAACTACACAATGCCTTTTGAATTTCCTACTATGGAAATTAAACTTAATAATTTATGTAATTTACGTTGCCGTATGTGCAATCCGTTAGACAGTACCAATTGGAGTGATTGGGGTGAAGTAGTTCCTTTTTACAAAAAAGAAAATAACTATCTTGTGCCTACAGTGGAAAAACTAGTAAAACATCCAGGGCAATATATTGGGTCGTTCGACGATACTGATAATTGGTGGTCTAGTTTTGAAAAATTGTTGCCGCACTTTAGACGTGTGGAATTTGCTGGCGGTGAGCCATTAATGGATCCGCAACACTATAAGATTTTAGATATGCTCAAACCCTACGGCAAGAACATAGAAATTAAATATGCTACAAATGGTACAACATTAGGAATCAGTAAAGGAAGAACTATTCACGACTATTGGCCACATTTTAGAAGCGTTGCCGTTAATATCAGCATTGACGGTATTAACGATGTCTATAATTATATTCGCAGTAACGGCGACTTTAGCCAACTTGAAAGGAATATTAAAGAGATTCAATCTATTCCAAATGTAAGCCGAGTAGTAGGTGCATTTACAGCACAAGCTGGTAATATTCTTCAGGCTGCGGAGTGCGTTGATTATTTTATCAACAAGCTAGGCATTATATTCTACAGTCATCGAGTTAGTTACCCTAATTGTTTGTCCGCACAAGTATTACCACAGGAACTGAAAGATTTAGCAATAAAGAGATTGCAAGAAGTGAAGGCCCGTGTAGATACGTTTGAAGCTGTTAAACAAAATGCACTATTAGGTAAAGTTACGCATCAGCAAATACAAGATAATATTAACTATTTGTGGGCAGCTGACCAAGAAGATTTATGGAGAGACTTTGTCGAGTTTAATCAAAAGTTAGATGTTGGCCGCAAGCAAAGTTTAGTAGATACAGTTCCAGAGTTTAAACCATATGTATGAATTAGCAAACATTCGAGATATTCATTTGGAATTAACTAGTAAGTGCCAAGCCCGATGTCCAATGTGCCCACGGCGTATTAGCGGCGGCATACTTAATCCGTTAATAACATTAAACGAAATAACATTAAGCCAATTTAAAAAATGGTTCTCCGTTGAATTTATACAGCAGTTAGATAGCTTGTTTATATGCGGCAACTTAGGCGATCCTATTATAGCACAAGATTGTTTAAAGATACTCCAATACATCAAGGAAACAAATCCTGCAATACAACTGAGTATGCACACCAACGGTAGTGCTAAAAATACACATTGGTGGGAACAATTGGCCTACACCAAAACTAGGGTTGTATTTGGCATCGATGGTCTTGCAGACACTCACGCACTTTATAGAGTGGGTACAGACTATAATAAAATTATAGAAAATGCATCAGCTTTCATACAGGCCGGCGGCGATGCGGAATGGCATATGCTAGCGTTCGAGCATAACGAACACCAAATTATAGAATGCCAAACTATTAGCAAACATCTTAAATTTAAAAAATTTACAGTTAAACATACTAGTCGGTTTACCAGCGATAAGTGGCATGTTATAAATGATGAAGGCAAAACAACACACATTTTACGACCTACTCGAATCAGTCAAGATATGATATCCAAAGTTAAAGCGTCAACGACTGTAGTTTCAGAAATACAATGTAAGGCTGTAAAGTATAAACAACTATATATTGCAGCTGATGGGTCTATTAGTCCTTGTTGCTGGTTAGACGTTAGTTGGATGCTGCCAACGCATGGCTCTCGCATTGATTATATGGATACCATTGGACACTTTCCTAATCTAAATAAAAATACAATAGAGGAAATATTCGAGTCCGGACACTTTAAACAAATAGAAGATACATGGAATATCAAACCGCTAGTCGAATGCAGTAAGCAGTGTGGCAAGTTTGATAAATCAGGAGCACAGTTTGTCTAAAGTAACTAGTCGTTGGCCGCATCAGGGCAGTATTAAAGTGGAATGGAATCTCGGCAAACGCTGCAACTATGACTGTAGTTATTGCCCGTCTAGTATTCACGACAGCACAAGCCCGCATACTGATATAGAAATACTAAAAGCAACTGTAGACAAACTAGTAACATTAGGCAAACCTATACGACTTAGTTTCACGGGCGGAGAGCCTTGTGTACATCCTAAGTTTGCAGAACTTATCACATATTGTAATTACAAAGGAATTAGTTGGATTAGTGTAACAACTAACGGAACATTGCCATACGAATTTTATGCTAGTTTGAATGTTGATCAGTTTGTGTTTAGCCTGCACTTAGAATACAATTGGCAACGTGTTTACAACACTATGAGCAAAGTTGCTGATCGCACTAATCTTAGACTTGTGGCACAAATTATGTGCCATCACGATCATATGACTTCGGCTATGACTATTTTTGCTAGATGCCTTACAGATCATATACCAGCAACCTTAAGGCGTATACGCTGGACCGAAGGAGATCACGATTTGTTTGATGATATGCGATATCATCCAGACGATTTAAATTGGATTAAGAAACAAGAATCCACTGTACAAGGAAATTGCGTAATAGATGATACACAAATAATTCATGCAAACGATGTGATTAAATTGCATTTAAATAAATTCAAAGACTGGACTTGTAATGCAGGCATCGAAAGCCTGATGATTAATTGGGATGGTGATGTTCACAGAGCAACTTGTCGTGTAGGAGGAAGTTTAGGTAATATATATAACGGCACCTTTTTGCAACCTGTTGAGGCTATTACTTGTGATAGGAACTTTTGCACATGCGCTGCCGATATACCGTTAACAAAATATAAAATATGAAATTCTTAAAAAACATTCAAATAGATCAACGTGCATTAGATTTCATGATTAAAAACACCGGTTCAAAACGTCCTATATTACCACCTGCAAATTATCAAAAAGAAACATATGAAAAATGGATTGCTGCCGGGTGCGATATTAATCGTTTATATTGGGAATCATTTAGTAGCGACAACTTTCCTTTTACAGTTGATTTGCCCTTTGTTGGAAATTGGTGGTTCAGCAAGTTATTACCTGGCAGCGTATTTCCATACCATCAAGATATATATTCAAGTCTTGAACCTAAGAGCAGATTGTGGATTGCATATCAGGATTACCAACCTGGCCACCTGTTTTCGTACGGTGATAAAGTGCTAACCGATTACAAAAAAGGCGATGTTTTTGAATTTGATGATACTGCAATTTTCCACGGTGCCGCAAATTGCAGTCTTATACCTAAAATTAGTTTGCAGGTAGTTATTATATGAAAATACAGAATCTTGACCCAACAAAATATAAAAGATTTTTTGCGTTTGGATGTAGTTTTACTAACTACAACTGGCCTACTTGGGCAGACATTATAGGTAAAGATATTGAAGTATATGCAAATTGGGGCAAGCAAGCCGCCGGCAACTATTTTATATTTAACAGTGTCATGGAAGCCGATGCACGTTATAATTTTACCAAAGATGATTTAGTAATTATTTTCTGGACTATCAAAGAACGAGAAGACAGATATTCTGGTAACGAATGGGTACACTTTTCTCCTTACAATATTGAGGCAAATTATGGTAAAGAGTGGACCGAAAAGTATTATTTTGATAATCGACATTATTTAATGCGTGACCTTACTTTAATTAAAGCAACCCAGGATATTTTAAAAACTAAAGAGTGTGACTGGGCGAATTTATCATGGGGAGAATTTTTACACAGCGACGAACTAAAACCCAAATATGATATTGCTAATAAATCTCAAAAAATAACAATGATGAAAGAATGGAGAGCTCAGTGTAAAAATATATATAAAGGCGGAGAAATTCCAAAATATATTGACAACAATGATATAATAACATTATACCAATCAATTTTTAATGATTTTAGTGGCGTGTATAAATGGTTTCGCACAGAATGTCTAGATGAAGACCGGCGTGTTTCTCCAGGAAATGATTTACATCCTATGCCAAGTGAAGCACTGATGTTTCTAGATTGGGTATGGCCTGATAATTTATTAAGTAGTAAAGCTAGAAACTATGCTAATAACTGGGTTCATTCGGGCCACGCAATGCCACGGCCAACAGTGATTAGGTTATAGTATTATTAATAACCAGCTAAGTGACCTATACCAATTTTATTACGGAAATCATCAGTAAATGTTCCGTCAACTCGGATACTGAATGATTGTACAATTGCCCTGCCACCGTTATGCCAATCTTGATCATTAAAGAACAATGCGTGTGATGTGGTCTCAACTTTGTTATCAGTATCAGGATCCCATATATAAAATGGCTTGCTTATTTCAGTACGCAAGTGTATAAATTCGTGACGATGATCAAAGTATGTAGTTTCTTCAGGATATATTAAATCTCGATGCATAGCAGTTAATCCGTCATGTTCTGCTTTAAAGATAATAATGCGTCCTAAATGTGTAAAGACGCTAGGAACTAATTTTTCTAACCATTGTTTTAATTCAGGAAAAAATCTTGCATCTGAAGTCCATGCCTTTTCTTCAAACCTAGTTTCCCAACCACCTTCTTCTGTTTTAAGAAAAATAAACTGATACGGATCGTATGCACCTAATGCTAATTTTAGATACAATACAAACTGATCTCTGTTTTTCCATTCGCCTATTTCTCGGCCCGCTATTCTGATTTCGTGGTCTTCGGGAAGTGCAAAGTATTCATCTACTGCTTGGAATGTTGGTTTGATTGTAAGTTTGTATGCATTGTCAAATCCGCCAGGCCGCACAACATTACCTTCTTTCTTATTTTCTGACAACACTATACCTTTGCATATTCTGTAATGCAGTTTTTTCAAACCTTCAATATCTAAAAACGGATCAAGGTTAATGTATGGTTGAGAATTTATTCCGCGGATCATAATAAAGGATAACTAGTATATAATAATATTTATTTGAAAATCTATGACAAACCTTGCAAAGTGGGATCTTTATTACAACTTAGAAGGCGACCAACCGGTCCGAGCTAATTTAGTGTACACACCTTACATCAGTCCAGATCAAAAGACTATTTGTATGAGCTTTAATCGAGATATTGCATATCACAAATATCCTGAAGAAAATGTTATGTGGACCGAAGAGCTTCTTTCAGACAGATTTAATAAAGAATTAGAATTTCATAAACTGGCTAGTATGACAATGCCAACACTTAGACTATTGGATGCAGACACTACTAAACGAGAAGTTTACTTTGAATGGCACGGTGCTGACTTCTTTATGCAAGGATTAGCAGCTGGCGGCTATGATAATGTACTACCCGACTGGCAAGAACAATGGTTGTCGTTAATTGAAAAAATGTGGGCAGCAAATATTTACAAAATTAGCTTACATCCAAACAGCTGGATTGCACATGACGGCAAACTCATTCCGTTTAACTGGTTCTTTTGCTATCATAAAAATAGCAGTCCTGTTACTGTACAATCATTACTTCTGCAAATTAGTTCAGGCCGGCAAGAGAAGTTAGCAGGTATCGAATTGGAAACTCCATTCACTCCTATTCAGTTACAGACTATTGCATTTAACAGCTTCAGGCAAAATTATCCTAAAGAACTAATAGAGAAATCAGTATGCCGTATAACGTAATACTTTTTACAGATACTCCTAATCCTGAAAACTTTACTAGAGGATACGGTGCTTACAGAATTGCAAGTGAAATTCGTAAACACGGATACACAGTACTTACTGTTGATTTTGCCAGTGCGTTGGATGAAGAAACTTTTGCTGAGATATTAAATCGTAGTATAAGTTACGAAACGCTGGTAGTTGGATTTAGTACTACATGGTTCCCATTCCGTAGTAAAGATGTAAAAAACGATAGATTCATACTAGGAGAAAAAAGTTTAGAAATTAACCCAAGATGTGATTTTGATCCGATAACACAGCACTGGTATGCTAATAGTTTAGCATATCGAATTGGGAAAGGTGAGCTTGAGGTATTTGCAAATCTTATAAGATCTCGGAATCCTGCTATTAAGATTGTCATTGGTGGCGCCAAGGCCAACGAATACATCTATGAAAAATATGTTGATAATGTGTTTATCGGCTACAGTGAAAATCAGATTATAGATTACCTCAAAAAGAAACGTATATTCAATAAAATTATTAATTATGATATTAAAGCACTGTCCGGAGAGTTTGATTTTAATACTAATACTACGGAATATGTAGACACTGATTGTTTGATGTCTGAAGAATTATTAACTATGGAATTTTCTAGAGGATGTATTTTTAATTGTACATTCTGTTCATTCGCACACCGCGGCCAAGATACTCGAAACTTTGTCAAGTATCAAGAAACAATTAAAAAAGAATTAATGGATAACTGGACTAAATGGGGAATTTATAAGTATACAATCACCGATGATACATTCAACGATTATACTGAAAAATTAATATTAATAAATGAGGTTATCCAAAGTTTACCATTTAAACCTGTTTTTACATGGGCATATTGTCGATTAGATTTAATAAGTCGAAATCCAGAACAAGCCCAATTGATGAAAGATATTGGAATTAAGGAAATTTATTATGGATTAGAAACTTGGTGTGAAGCAACATCAAAATCCATTCGAAAAGGCGGCAGTCGTGCTAAAAAGATAGAAGGCATGCGTATTGCCAAGGAATGTTGGGGAGATGAAATTTCTATTTCAGCAGGCATTATTGTTGGTCTACCTAACGACACTGTACATAGTATACAGGAATCCGTAAAATGGTATATCGAAGAAGGACACTTGTATATTGATCGTCTTAAGTATGTTTCTTTAATGTTGCGTTCTTATAACGAAACTTTTGATTATCAGTTTCTAAGCGATATTGAAAAAGACCCAATACAATGGGGATATACTTTTGAAGATGGCGGTAATGAATTTCACTGGACTCGTAAAGATGCTGGCGATATTAATTCGATGAGCCAAGCAGATATAATTATGTTGGAAAGCAACAAGAGAGTTAATCCTTACTATAATAAAAAGTCTAAAGGTAACTGGATGAATATTTATAAATCGTACGATTTGGACTACTCTAGTAAATCTCAAAGCGAGCTTTTTGTAAATCATACACGCACCCATTATTTTCCAACACTATTAAATAAAATATAAGGAATGCAAGTGTTTTATCAAACACTAACTGAACTCCAAATAGAAAATACATCTATTTGTAATGCTGCCTGTCCTATGTGTCTAAGAGAGCATACTCCTGACAATAAATCCTGGTTTAAAGAAACATACCTCAGCACCGATTTTTTTGCTAACAATATTCCTATCCATATTTGGAACGAAGTTAAACATATATTATTTAACGGTGTTCTGGGCGATCCGTGTGCAGCACCTAACTTTTTAGATATATGTCGATTTATCAAGCAACAAAATAACAACATACGAATTACAATCTCCACTAACGGTGGCCTTCGCAATACAGAATTTTGGAAGCAACTTGCCGTGATACTAGGCCCTGAAGATATTGTAATATTTGCCATAGACGGATTAGCAGACACAAATCATATATATCGTGTAAATGTTAATTACAATAAAGTTATAACAAATGCAACAACATTTATTAAACACGGCGGCACTGCACATTGGCAATTTATTAGTTTTGCACATAATGAACATCAATTATTAGAGGCAGAGGCAACATCAGTAAGTATTGGATTTAAACAGTTCGTAATCAAACCATCTTACAGATTTATTCTAGACGAAATGACAGGTGCACAGCATTTTGGCAGTGATAATGTTTTGCTAAAACCGCCTGTTGGTAACACTGTACATAAACTAATACAATTTAAACAAAAGAAATTTACTGTGGAAGAATGGCAAAAAAGTTCTAATACAAGTAAAATTAATTGTTATGCAATACACAACAATAGCGTATACATAGATCACTTAGGAAGATTGTTTCCTTGCTGTCCATTAGCTAGTGGCATGATGGTAAGACGGACCGTGCATTCATTTAAAGACGGCTGGGATAATCTATGGGAACAATATGGTAAAGATAAAATTAATCTACATATAACTAAATGGGACAGCATTATTGAAGGAGAATTCTTCAAAGGCGTGAAGGATAGTTGGGACAAGGACTACTCGTCGGGTAGGTTAGCAAGCTGTGCTGGCACCTGTTCTAACTCTGACTTAAAATTTAATCATAAGGCAGTATAATGTCTGCAATACATTTACCCAAACACAATTTAACATTTATACACATTCCTAAAAATGCAGGATCAAGTGTTGTTGATTGGTTATTGAATAACTTTCAAACTGATATAATTAATGGCCATCCAAATTTGAATATGATCAAATGTCATTGGGATGTCAAAGAGACATTCTCCATTGTGCGTAATCCATGGGCTAGAATGGTAAGTGCATACTTCTATTTAAAACAGTATGGATTTTATTGGGAAGATAATAATATAAAATCTATAGATGATTTTCCAACATGGGATTCATTTATTGATAGATTAGATTATGATACTAAAAGTTGGAACTCATTAAGTACTAATCAGTGCGAATGGATTCATCCTGGCGTTGACTATTTGTTAAAGGCAGAAACTCTTACAGAAGACTTCAAACTAATACAAAGTTTGTTAGGATGCAGTGAGCCACTGCCATTTATCAATACGTCAACACACGACAACTATAAGTTATATTACACAGATATGCAAAAAAATAAAATAGCAAGTATCTTCAATCGAGACATCGAATTATACAAATATTTGTTCTAACGTTGCAGTCCTATTATCATAAATCTTGTATATAACGGTAAGTTCATCTCTCCAGCCCATATAACATTAATGTTGCATTGTTTTTTAAATTCTTCTAAATCTGTTGCTGTTCTAATATGCTCAGGTATATTGTAGTTGTTACTTTGTAAAACAAGCAAACTGTTATAAGGCATACCTGATTTCCACAAGTCAAATTGATCCTGCGTAATATGTTCACAACTTGTGTTAATAATAACATCAGCATCACTGCGTAGTGTACACATATCTGCTGTTACAGCACGAAACCGACCTTCTATTTCTTCGCCTTTGTTCATCATGGCAGCAATAGCTTCGCAAGATGGGTCTATATCAATTGAGCGAATACTTTTAACTGTTATCTCACTTTGAAATAGCATACTAGCTAAGACTCCTACCCATCCGCCGTATATATCAATACTAACAGGATTATGTAATCTATGCCTTAGATTTTTTATTAACCATTCTTTACTATTAAGTTGCCCGCTCCAAAATGCATCCATGGTACGCAGGGGATCTGGACTTTGTCGGATAGCTTGCATCCAGTAGTGTAGGTGCTCAGTATCAATTAACATATATTGGTATTATCTTATTCTTTGTTGTAAAATCTACTTTGCGTTTAGGCATGTTTGTTTCAAAACCACACCAGCATCCATTTTGCGTACAAATCACCGGAACGATTTTTGGAGCAAATTTAGTAGTCAAGTCTATATCGTATATATTATAAGCGATGTTATCGTTATATAACAAATTGTTGCATGCTCCAACAAATGAGCCGTCAATTTTGATTGAAAACCAGTCTACTCCTACATTGCACTCCCATCCTCGAAAATCGTTTAACCGGTTTAAAAGAATGTAATTATCTGTTACTTTTTTCTTCTTACCATCAAGTCCGGTAATGTAAGGTGTAATACGAGGGGTTTTATTATTCCACAAGAACCAAAATATATTTGATCCCCTAGCTCTAACTTTTCCTATAACTTTCTTTTGTTCATCTGTGTAGTTGACATCTTTATGAAGAATTTCGCCATACCTAATAGACCATCGACGCTTACTCTTCTTATAATATTCTATAGTTTCTAAACATTTGTCCCAGTCCCAAGGATCCATTAATACAGTAGTAACTCCAATCACGCCCTGTTCATAGAGTAAATCAAGCAAATCTCTATTGTGTTCTACTTTGGAGAATTGTTGATGATGGCTAATCAGTACATAGTCTAAGTAAGGTGCTGCTTCTCTCCACCACGATAATTTTTTTGAACCGTTAGAAATCAAATTAAAAATGCAATTGTAATTTTCCTTGAAGTGTTTTATAAAATCAAGGAAGCGAGACCAGTGTGTAACTTCTCCGCCTAACAGACAAAATTCAAATCGTCTTTTATTAGTGTTTGCAATATAATAATCTAATACGTGCGATAAATTTTTCACTAATAAATCGTAATCAGGCCATTTATACTCGGCAGCGTGTGACTCAGGCCAACAATACCAACATTGAAAATTGCAGATATCTCCGACAGAAAAATCTATTCTTAGATAGTCATCTGGCCATTTCTGTTCTACTCTTATTATTGTATTCATTTGTTAGTTAATTCTATATGAACATTGTTTATATTCTTAAATTTTATTTTTTTGTAGTGAAGCAGCTATGATTTCTGCAGTTTGCTTACAAGCAACAGGGCCAGGATGCATACAGTCTCTAGCAAAATCAATGTTTTTAATTTTTTCAAAGCTATTACTAAAATCTAATAATTTTTCAGTCTCATGATCGAACGAGTATTCATATACTACTGTTCGAGTTTTCCATATTAGTTGAAACATTTTCTGAGCTATAATTGCGTTAGCTTGAGGGTTATATTTATTTTTAGTCCACAAATCCATGTAATTATATTTTTCAAAACTCCAAGATCCATAATTTTCTACTCCAGTCTGATTGTAAGTCATACACCGGTCATAGGCAGGCCATCCCATTATCACAGCCTTCGGAGTAGGATAACCATCAGCTAAGATTACAGAATTATGTAAATTAAAATTCATAGATGTGCCGCCTTGGCCTAAATTTATAACCGGTATTTTTAGAATATTTTCTAGTTGACAGCTTATTGTATGAGAATCATCAACGCCTACACCGTATACATTAGAACAACCAAATATTACAATTGAATCTGCCCAATTTATTTTATCAAATTCTGTGGTCCTATATCCGTTAGAATTGTTGGTATATTTTACCAAGTTAGTTCTATAGTACCAATCTTGAGGCTGTATTTTTAAATTTTTTTCATAAAGTAGTGGGGTATCCATTCCAGCCCATTCCCGTACCCCATCACTATTATTCACAGGTATAAATTTGTTTTTCTTTAGATGTTTATCTATGTCAACAGGTAAAACGATATCTAGCATATTATATTTTTATTTTAGGTATTTTACTATCAGCTGAGCTAACACAACTAGGCGTAGTGCATTGAACTGATTGTTTGAATAATTTAAATCCGCAATCCAATGTTCCTAATATTTGATCGTGACAGCTATAACTGCGTTTTACCTCATTGCCTCGTATTATAACACTTTGGTAGCCACTATTGCAAGACCAGTTTTGAAATTTATTAAATCCAAATGCATTAAATCTTTCGGCTTGGTCGAATAAATGTTCAGTGCCATCTTGTTCATACAGTGCTATTTGATAAAGTTCTTCGCCGCTTGCACGTTGCGGAAATCCTTGTTGCATTAGTTCTATCATTCTAGGACTATAACCATCCACTACCGAACTTGCTGTAGGATCACTTTGCGGTTTAAGTGTTACATTAATACCCCTGTCGGCAAAGCGTTGTAATCTTTTATACAAATCATAAAATTGCTCAGGCACCATTACTTGATTTATTGTTACATGAACACCGTCGTCCATTAACTGTAATATTTTGTGGGCAAAATCAATTTCATTGGCAAACTCTGCATGGAAGCTGGCTGTGATGCTCCTACGTTGTAACAACGAAGTATTACTTGCCCAATTTGCCCACCATTTGTTCCCTGGACTGAGATTGGTGGTCATATGTACACTTTGGTAAGGTGTAGTAGGACCGTCATCCAAATGTTTGATTAATTCGAGTAAATGTTTATAAGCAGTAGGTTCACCACCACTGAACGACCAATGGAACTGGTTAAACCCGTTGTCTCGTGCTTGACGCTTAATCTCATCTACAGTAGATTTATATACTTCAAGTGGTTGGTGATCAATTTGGTCACTGCGGGCATAGGGCCAGCAATAACTGCAATTATAGTTACAGAATCTACCCAAAATCCAACTGGTGGAAAATAATGGACGATCTAGCATTGTACGTTGTCCAAAACGTACAATATTTTGGAAAGGAATATTGTCGAAGCTCATTGACTTTATTTACGTTCGACTATATAATTAATACGTAGACGTGAGTGGAACTTGGTATACCTCCTCCCTTCGGGGAGGGAACAGGGCTAGGCTATTAGCTGCCTTTGTAGGTTCGAATCCTACCGTCTACACCAACTTAGGCAAACGAAAGGCTCATGATGAAAAAGATTGTTTTAACTGTAATGTTACTAGTATCAACTGTTGTCAATGCTGAATCAGCATATGATAAATTTCCAACAACTGGCGGCAAGTATTCTACTGTAGTAGTTACATATCGGCCGGTTGATAATGTTCAGCAAGCCTGCGATGCAGAAGCTCGCAAGCGTGACGGTA